TCTCATTTGAGTCTGATTAACTCCTTGTTGGAGCTAAAGGATATCAAGTCTCTTGGACGAACACTGAGGCAACATACCAATATTCTGAGTTCCTTGCTTTCTAAGCGAGGATTCAGTCAAAGTTGGACGTTGAGCCAAGTGCGCCAAGCAATGGCTGGTAATGTACTGCAAGTGCAGTTCAATATCAAGCCATTGATATCTGACATACGCGGCATTTATGCCGCTTTGTCGCGAACCGAGCGTCGAATTAACGACCTCGTAACTCGTGAGGGAACGCCACAGCACAGGCATTTCACCTGGAAGTGGTTGGAGTACCCTAATGGTAGCGAAGATTCAGCGGAGAGCTGGCCTGTAAGTCCAACAGACTTGCAGAATCAGTACACTTCGTGTTATCTTACGCGCCAAACAAGGTACGACAGTTCCGTATTCCATGTGCTCATTGAGTTTAATTACAATTACTCTCAATACCAGCGCGAGCATTCTCGCTTGTTATCGCTACTAGACGCTCTTGGGGTTAACTTTAACCCTTCGATCGTTTGGAACGCGATACCCTGGTCATTCGTGGTTGATTGGGTCATCGGTGTAAATCGATGGCTTGACCAATTCACGGTAGGACATATGGATCCTCAGATAAACATACGAAGATGCATGTGGTCTATCAAGCGGACTAGGACTCTGGACATGTCGAAGCATAGTGCTTCGGTGTATCCAGTTGTCTTTGACCCGCCTGAACGTCATGCATCAATGCCGCGCGTAACGGAGACCTCCTACAGGAGGGCAACCTTTATGCCCGGTGTGAGCTCAATTGAATTGAGCGGGTTGACTATGAAAGAAGTCACCCTCGGCGCCGCCCTGGTAATGTCCAGGTCAAGGCGTCGTAGGAAACTGCCCGTATAGTCGGGAACCTGCCAGAGATTCTGGCGCACAAATAAGCATGCTAAGTAATACACTTAACACGAACGAGATCAAGAACGCTGCAGGGACCGGAGTTAGTTTCTCCCGGCTTGCAACAAGTGACCGTCAGACGGAGTTCTCACAAATTAGTGAGACTCCGTCTGCCCCACACAGGCTCAAGATTTCTCATCTTGAGTCTGGACAGGGTATGAAACAGCGGCGAAGGTCTGTCGTCAGATTTGACAAAACTGTCATTTCTGGCGTTGATTCTTCGACGCCTATCACCGTTTCCGCGTATTGCGTCGTAGACATCCCAGTGGGAGCTATGACTGCGATTTCGGAAGCGACCAATGTCATTGCTGAGCTTCAATCGTTCCTCTCCACAACTGGAGCTGGGACGACTGTTCTCTTTGATGGCACTGGTAACGGCGCGGTCGCTCTTTTGACCGGTGGGCTGTTAAGCCCCTTACCGGGTCAGAGCGAGTTCGGACACCCCGTTTACGGGTATGCTTCGAAACGAAACATGATGAAAACAACAACAGTTCGATATCCACTTGAGAATCGCCTCGGAAGAGGCATTCAAAATAGTGACGAACCCATTGCACTCTATATTGCCTGCCGTGAGGCAGGTCGTAAGGGTACTGAACGTGTCAAATGTCAGCTACTTGCTGAACCTATCCTTGTTTATGGTCACACGACCACAGACTCGGAAGGTACGGTTAATTGCCGTTATTGGCTCGTTGTTGTTCCAGTAAGATACATCGATGAGGAAACGACGATTCTTCGCCGTGACCCAATCGAGATGGTGTTTTATGTAGGTATAGCAACTTGGGAAGAAGTTCTCAAGGATTACTATAGCCTATTCAGCACCAATTCGTAACGAATCACCTTGTACACGGGGTGTCTCTCTTGACCATAGGCTAAATGACAGTCCAAACGACCTGTTCTCCTAATTCCGGCACGTATCCTGGTTGGAGGCCTCGTATTTCTCCGTCTTTGTTGACGGTAATACGACGCACTCCCACTACAGGGCGCGTTTCCGGGTTAGGGTCAGGGTTGTAAGGATTGACATCGCCAGTCGTCTCATCATATGGCAGGAAGGCGTAGAAGACCCTCGAAAGAGGCTTCTCGCCGTTCTGTATTGATGGGAGAAACGACCGATTAACTTGCTTATCCATAGTATGTTAGTTGAGGTTTAGAGTTCGTTCGATTGGATCATGAAGTGTATGCATGCTCTAGGAGGGTCACCCTATGGTACCCAATAAGAGCCTAGATGAAAGTGAAATCATCGCTGCACTACTTCATGACGTCTCAAACGCGCATGGATTAGTGTTCAACACTCGTAGTTGTCGACTCACCCTTAAACAGGTGAGTAAACGCATACGTACTGAAGGAAAGGGTTTTCTCGCGAAAACCCTGCCACGCCTGGGCAAGGCCTTTGATAAGGCCTTAGCAGGAGATGCACCACTAAACGCTACTAAGTTGGGATTCGCATCCCTTCCGAATAGTGAACTTCCGAGATTTCTCGGTGAGTTCTTTAGTCGTGTCCTCCGACCAGACGGGGCTTTACTTCAGCATCCGTGTGACATAAGCGTCAAAGCTGTTCGGCAAATTCTGTACCCTTTTTACAAGTACGAATTGCCTTACACCAATGAACAAGAACAACAGGTCATCCAGAAGTTTAAACAAACTGAGGAAGACTTATCGACTCGTTCAGACTTCTTCAAAAGTCTTGAAGCTGATCTTGAACGTAGCTATCGACATCGCCATATTAGTTATAAAACTCGTACGGTTGTGGAGATAGCACGCGTTGCAAAGAGACTCCTTTCGGATCTTTTTGCGACTTTCGACCCTAGAGACATTTACCCAAAACACGGTCCTGGAGCAGTTGCCACCCGGCAAAAGCTTTGGGATAAGTATTTGTGGAGGAATGTCTCATCGAGGATCACTGACATATATCCTTTTGACGCATATTTTTGCGCGTCGCTAGGTCATGTTTGTGATTCGTATCCTGCTCATATGAGCGTGACACAGGAGGATCTTCCGGCGCGAGTTGTACTCGTACCGAAGGATTCTCGCGGTCCTCGCCTGATATCTTGCGAACCCGTTGATTTTCAATGGGTTCAACAAGGATTAGGCAGGGCTATTGTTGAGTTAGTGGAGCGACATCCTCTCACCCGAGAGCGTGTCAACTTCACAGATCAGTCCCTAAACCAGTTCTACGCTTTAGTAAGTAGTAGATATGGAAGGTATGCGACCCTTGACCTCAATGAGGCCAGTGATCGAGTAAGCGCTGATCTAGTTCGCCTACTATTCCCTGAGCACGTTTTTACGTACTTATGGGGTTGTAGGAGTTCATCGACCGAGCTACCAGACGGTAGTATTCTGCCCTTGCTTAAGTTCGCGCCAATGGGAAGCTGTTTATGCTTCCCTGTGCTCGCTCTTACAGTTTGGGCTTTACTATCTGCTGGTTTGCCAGACGCTCACGCCAGTAATGACGTGATTGTGTATGGTGATGATGTCATTGTCCCAACGGCGCAAGCCGTAGACGCAATGAGCATACTAGAGTCCTTTGGTTTAAAAGTAAACCGGGACAAAAGTTGCATCAGTGGACTCTTTAGAGAGTCATGTGGCACAGATGCCTTCAACGGCATCAATGTCACTCCTGTCCGTTTTCGGACAGTCTGGTCATCTACACCCAGCCCTGATTCTTATTGTAGTTGGATCGCTTACGCGAATTCCCTCTATGATAAGAAGTACTATTGTACCTACGATTTAATCGTAGAACGGTTGCTCAATGTTTATGGAGCAATCCCGAGTAAAGACATGCATCTCACATGTCCGAGCTTACAAGAAGTACCTGAGACTAAGAAACCTAAAGTCCGACGCTTCAACAAGAGTTTGCAAAAACTCGAGTGGCGCGTTTGGGACCTCAAGTCACCGTCGATTAATAAGACCATTGATGGTTGGTCAATGCTTCTCCGCTACTTTGCAGAGAGTGTTGGCCGTCCTATTAACGTTTCTGAGAGACAAAACTCTCAGTCATTAGATAGGCTTCCCATGCAGTGGTCCGATGGTAACCTAGGGAAGTTTGACTCTATAGTCTTACAACCCTTTTCAGTCAGTCGATACACGAACCGACGAGCGGGAATGCTCGTTCGTCGGTGGCGATGATACTGGATTAGTAGCGAAAACACTACATTCCAGGGCTAGGGGACCGCAGAG